GACCCCGACATTCGGTTCTATACTCTTGCGGTGCTCTCCACAACGCTGTCGGGATGCAATGAGGCACAGAAGTTCCACATTCTCACGGGCAACGGCTCCAACGGCAAGTCCATGCTCATGAACCTGATGATGAAGGCAATGGGCGACTACGCAACCAAGGCCTCGGTCACCATGCTGACGCAGGGCCGTGGCAAGACGGGTGCTGCGAATCCGGATTTGATGAGGCTGAAGGGTAAGCGTCTGGCAACGATGGCTGAGCCCGACGAGGGCGCGGCATTCAACAGCGGGTACCTGAAGGAGCTGACGTCTTCGGAGCCCGTCATCTGTCGTGACCTGTATGCGGGGTCCAAGCAGATGGTGGAGTTCATTCCGCAGTTCCGCTTCTTCTTCTCGTGCAACGACAAGCCCGTGATTAACACGACGGACGGAGGCACGTGGCGCCGTCTGGTGGTGGTGGACTTCCCGAACAAGTTCGTGGTGAGCCCAGTGAAGTCCCATGAGAAGCTGATGGACGAGTCCATCCAGCACAAGGTCGTGTCGACGGAGTGGGCCACCTGCTTCCTCTCCTACCTGGTCCACGTGTTCAAGGAGGGCAACGGACATCGCCGTCTCCAGCCGCCGAGCAAGGTGATGGCGTATACGAGTGACTACAAGGAGGACAATGACGCGATCGCCAAGTTCCTCCGTGAGAAGGTCCACGTGTCCACCACGCCCCCGCCTGCGGGCGACGAGCGTGCTTCGGTTACATGGACTGCGGTTCTGATTATGTTCAACGAGTGGAAGCGTGCGAATGACATTCAGCGCTTTGGTGTTGGCGCATCCGCATCAGGTGCTGAGCTGAAGAAGCGCATGGAGGCGGCCTACGGAAAGGTGCCTAGCGGCGGGTGGACTTCCTTCCAGCTCGGCGACGCTTAGACTTGGACTTCTTCCGGTACGTGCGGTGACGACCACCCGTGGCAGCAGGGGTCCCTCCCATCCACGTGGGCAAGTAAGAACGAATCCCCGACGGCGCAGGTGCAGGCGCGGGCGCAGCGGGCGTGGGCGTGGGCGCAGTCGTGTCCGCAGACGGGGGTGTTGACGAAGTGAACGGCCACATTATTATTCACCTCTCTTTTATTCTTCGATGCGGCGGCGGGCTCCGATGCTGCTGAGGATGTAGGTGCGCAGGAGTCCGATTGTGAAGACGACAATCACGAACGACACAATCAGGTTGAGCAGGTCGACGACGACCTGTCCAATCTTGAGGTTCGCCGACCCGACCTTGACTGCGAACGCAGACACGCCCTTCTCGGCTGACAGGGCAGGGGCCAGCAGCGGCGTGATGACGCCATCCACCAGGGAGCTGAAGAACTTGGACACGACACTGCCAAGATAGAATGCAGCCGTCAAGATGATGATGTCACGTGTATCCAGCATTTATTGTGTGCTCACATTCTTTTTAGGTATCAGTACAATGAAGCTCCGCAGTGCGGCGTTAGATTTGCTTGCTGGGAAACACGCGTCCTTGCTGGCGTTTGACTGCGAGTTCTGGCACAAGGGACAGGCCTTCTTGCCTCGGGAAGTGGGTGGCTACCACTTGACGCGCAGTGGAGACTCGTGGACGCGTTCAGCCCCCTTCTTTGTCGTGCTGCCCCCACCCGCAGGCCAACTCAACCGCGTGTCGTCCAAGTTCTCCACCACCACACCTGCAACCGCCGAGTCGCTGGACCTCTTGGAGGAGACGGAGCGGTCTGCGCCCGAGTTTCTGGGAGACAAGGACATTGTGGACGTCTACTTTGCCGACTCCAAGGTCAAGCCCCATCTGAAGCCCTCGTCGTGGCTCAAGGGATTTGCAAAGTTGATTGGCGAGTCGGTGGTGGTGGTGAAGGGAGAGATGGACCTGAAGGCAATCAAGTCTGCGTGCGCTGCGCATGGGTTCACGTTCAAGACGCCTCTGGGTATCGTGGACATCGCCAAGTACAATCCAGAGTTCACCAAGCGCTGCAAGACGGCTAAGCTGGAGGGCACATACGACTGCATCAAGAAGGAGCTGGACGCTGGACTGAAGAAGGCCTTTCCCATTGGCAAGGCGCACGACCCTGTGTCCGATGCCGCCATGGCCATCCAGATTGCCGCGTGGCTCGTCCAGAAAGATGTTAAGTAGACACAATGGACACACGGTTTTGGGGACCGAGTGGGTGGGAGCTCTTCCACTTAATCGCGTTTCGTTCACCCCACCCCGACGACGTGCTGAACCAGATGAAGGATGTACTGCCCTGCAAGTACTGCCGCGCCAGCACCACGCAGTACGTCCATGACCACCCCCTGCGAGGCGACCCAGGCAAATGGCTCTACGAAATCCACAATATGGTGAACAACAAGTTGCGGACCCAGTGCGCAGGCGACCCGAAGGTGGTGGACCCTGGACCCGACCCGAAGTTTGAGCAGGTCAAGGCCAAGTACATGGCCATGAAGCCCACCAAGGTCCCTGGGCGCGACTTCCTGATGTCCATCGCCTACAACTTCAAGCCCGAGAAGACGAACATGGCGACGCAGCGCACCTTCATGCACGCGTTAGCCAAGGTGTTCCCGTTTGACGACTACCGCGCAGCCTTTGCCGACTACATTGAGGAGCACGAGGTTGCATTGTCTTCCCAGCGCGCCTACCTCCGGTGGATGTACGGACTGCTGAAGGCCATGTCCCCAAATATCCCATCATACAAGGCGTACGTGCGGCGTGTGGCTTACTACAAGAGCGGATGTTCTAGTAAGAATGATCGCAGCAGCACCTGCCGAAAACAACGAGGAGGAGGTCGGGACCACCACCGGACTCATCGGGTTTCGCACCGAGAGCTACTTGGCAAAACAGAGGTATGAGCGTGCATCCCTGTGTCTTCAAGTGTATATGGCGTCGTGGTTTGTGGTTACACTGTACGTGGTCTGGATGATAATTACATCATTCCCATGAAACCCTTGCGGCTCTTGCGCGACTTGCGCCCACTGCGGCGGGTCTTCTTGCCCGACGACGCCGACTTCTTGTAGGTCAGCTTCGCCGCCTTGATGACCTGCGACAGACCCATACCCTTCTTGTACGTGCCCTTGCGCTTCATGTCCGCCATCGTTGACTTTACGTGAGAGAGCCAAGGGTTCGCCATTTTGTTAGTTGAGCACGAAAATGTTACACCCCCGCCCGTTCAATGAATCCAGCTCCCGTTCCTGCCAGATTCCACTGGCATCCTGACGCGACAATGTCGTTGTCACCTGCATACACACCTTTGGACTTGTCGGGCACGACCAAGACCAAATTATGTGCCGCAAACCGCTTCAGCTCCTCGGGGTCGCGAGGATGGAGCGCACGAGCATAGTCGAGACGACGCAGTCCCGAGTCGCCCCACGACAGAGTCACCAGCGATTCCAGGTCCGACCCGCGTGTTTCGGGGCCTGACACGAGAATCAACTTGCCCGCAAGCGTGTCGAGTGGCGTCTCACCCAAATCGGGTGTCGGCGGAACCAGATGGCGATGGAGCGTCTCGCGCAACGACTTGGCCACTGCATTGAGTGTGACGGTCGTATCGGTGTGAAAGACCAGCGACAGAATGAAGGGGTCCCGCCGCAGCGCAAAGAAGGCCTGGTTCAATAGAGTCACGCACACGGGCTCGAACTTTTCCTCGGACGGGAGGAGGACAGGGCGGTCCTGCATATCGGACCCAATGTGCAGTTCAAGCAGTCGCTTGCCGCTCGACATGGCGTCAGACACATTGGTCGTGCCCGCCACGTAGTAATCAGCCACGCGCTTGCGAACAACTTCGGGAGCAGTCTCTGTCTTCACCTCCTGCGCAATCAGGTATCCGGCAGCCGCGAGGGCGCCAACGGCGACTAACATTTCCATTGTGTTGGGGCAGGCTAATTTTCAGGCATTCTGAACAGCAGGTTGCGGAACGCGTTCATCACATCGTCGGGAATCGGCTTGTCCATGGGCAAGTTCATCAGACACGCCCAGTGGAAATACAAGCAGTACATGCCGCATTCCGTATCCTTCTTCTGGTGCTGTACGGTATTGTAGCTGAGGCGCATTGGCTGCTGACCCGAGACCGCATCCCACTGCCCCTGCCACCTCGTCATCAGCTCCACAATCTGCGGCTCGGGCTTGTGGGCGTAGGAATCAAAGTACGTCATGCGGGGATACTCCAGCTCGGGGCGAATGTCGCAAAAGGCCGCAATCCAGTGCTCACCGGGTCCATCTGACGTGTCCGTGTTGAACACGATGCCGATGCGTGTCTTGCCCTTCTTTGCCAGCTTGTCCAACCGCATAGAACACAGCGTGCTCACGATGCACTCCGACAGCTCCGACTTCTTGTCAAAGTCAATCGGAACACAGCCCACAAAGTAGTAGCCCTCAAACAGCTTGACGTACTGCCTCTCGACCTTGTCAATGTCGTCGCTGGACAGCCAGTCCGTTCGCTTTGCGGCCCAGTCCGCAGGTGCATTGGGCGGCGCCATCAAGGACGACACGATGCAGGACGGCGTGCCCTCGGCACACTTGGAGTGGAGCCGCTTCTGGAGGTCGGACCATGACTTTGCGGGGGGCTCCTTCGGATGGGCTGAATTGTAGACCTTTGCTAGATGTTTGACTTCCTTTGCGTCAAACAGCGAACCGCCACTCATTGTTAAAAACGGACGCTTTTAATCTGGGGAGAACAGAGAACACAATGGAGGACCTCAAGCCCGTGCTCAGCAAGTACATTCAGACGACGAAGCGACTGAGCGAGATGAATGCGGAAATTGCTGAAGTCCGCGACACCAAGCGAACGCTGGAGCTGGACTTGGCTGCGGTCTACGCGACTCACGTGCTGCCCGACAAGATTGAGCTGAAGGAGTCCAAGATGACCTTTGCCGTCAAGCGCCCCAACCAGTGGAAGCGGGGCTGGACCCTGTCCAAGAAGACGCTGGACACGTACCTGCGTGACATCCTGGGCGAGCGCGGCCAAGAGGTCATGAAGGAGATTATCCGCCGCCACGAGCCGACGCTCACGGAGGACGACTTTGGGTTTGAGCTGAAGTCAATGGATCATTGATGTATAGTTCGGGGTTGACTATAGGTTGGCTTCGGGGCTCGGATAGCGTCTTCCATCTCCTTGAGGAGACTGGCGAGTTGTTGGAGGTTTCGTTGGGCTTCTTTTGCATTCTCGTGGGGTAGGAATCCATGCTGTATCCGAGTAACTGCACACGACAAGGTCTGCTGAGTCTGAAGCACGCGGTGAGCCAGCGTGCACAGATGCTTCACCATTAACGTGATATATGAGTATCACCGAGAAAATATCTTTAAACTCCGTCGTCTTCCCGCTGGGTGAAGTACTCCAGCAACTTGGTCGCCACCCCCTTGTCCGTCACCTCAAACACTCCACTCCAGTTGGGACGGACGATGCGCTGGACGTCGGGGACTCCATCGACAATCTGATGGCGGTCCACATACTTGCGGTTCTTGTGCGTGCCATGCCACAGATGGTACACCTTGCCCGGCGTGCAGCTCATGGTGGGCTTCGGCATGCGCCGATACTCATTGAAGGACCGCAGGAATGCGGGTTTGAGATATCCCTTGGGGAACTCAACCCCCATCCACGCCGCCGTGCTGAGCGTGTCGCCGCTGCCCGTGATGGCATACTCGTAGAACCCATATCTACGAAACCACGACCGCTTGAAGGCCCACGCGAACCCGGGGTGGTAGACGTGGTTGTAGGTCTTGTCCCTGTTCATGTAGACGACGCTCGAGCGCTCCAATGTGGATTTGGTATACGTGATGTCCAGCCACACGGCCGACGAGAAGGGCTGGACGACTTGGTGGGTGCCCAGCTGCTTGGACGTGTCGGCATACCACGTGGGGCTCGTGAAGACCAAATCCGCATCCATGAACACGACCTTGGAGTAGCGCCACGGCATGCGGCGTTCCAGCATGCGACAGAGCTGCTCCTTGTTGAACAGGGCATTCTTGGCGCTCACGTGGAAGGCGTCTGCAATCTCGGGTTTCTCGGCTCCGTAGGTCAATTCCAGGGTGTAATACGGCAGCTTTGCACGCTTCAATTTTTCCACCGTGTACAGATAGTTCATGAGCATGCGCTTGGACTTGGCGGGGTTGAAGAACACCAACCCAATTGCCATGTCGCAGACCAGCGGAGTGGCGTAGACGCACGTGGCCACGTCCACGACACTCTGCGTCTTGGGTGGCTCCTCTGGAATACCGACTCCAAGATTGTAGGCAAACGACTGAGCCTGTCCCATTACTGCTTGTCGGAGAAAAGAGGAAAACGAATTGTGTGTCTCAGACACAACGCACCTCATGTACTCGCCCTACAACCCAGGCAACCGCCCATTCACCGAAGCCGATATCCACCGTATCCTCCATCGTCATGGTCTTCCCCATTATCGTGTGACGCATCGCAAGGTGTTTCAGACGGCAATGGTCCATACGACCTACGTCCGTCGTTCCGAATACACCACTCCCGATGGACAGCCTGCGGAGCTGGCGCCCTGTCCCCACGGCGTGATGCCGCTGCAGGATGAGAGCTACGAGTGTCTGGAGTTTGAGGGGGATTCCGTGCTGGGTGTGTGCATCGCCACTTACCTGCGAAAACGCTACCCTGAGAAGAAGCAAGGGTTCCTGACGGATGCCCGCAAGGAGTTGGTGAACAATGAGCGGTTAGGGGAATTGTCCAAGACCATGGGCCTGAACCGGTTCTACGTCATCTCCCGCCACAATGAGGATTCGGTGGCCATTGACGGGCGCAACAACGCCAAGAAGCTGGGCGATATCTTTGAAGCCTTTCTCGGAGCGCTGTGGACAGACTGCGGCAATCGGTTTGCCGTCGTCTATGCATTTGTAACCAGCGTCATGGAGACCTACTTGGATGTCGACGAGATTGTGAACTCAGCCACGAACTTCAAGGACCTGTTCCAGAAGCACTGTCAGCGAGAGTTCCGATGCACGCCCGCCTACGAGATGCGGTCCAACGACCCCAAGAAGAACGAGATTGTGGTGGCTGTGATTGTGGAGGGCAAGGTGTACGGAATCGGGGTGGGGAGCACCCGCAAGAAGGCGGAACAAACAGCGTGTCGCGAGGCCCTCACAAAAGTTGGGGAAGCCCCTTGCGCCTGAAGGTACGACGACCTCCATAGGGATTGTAAACTCCGCTTTGTCGCGGTGGGGCGCGCATGGGTCCGCCGCTCGGCGGGGCGCGCATGGGTCCGGCGACTGGTGGGGGTTTCCCATCGAAAACATCGACAACTGTCGTGTTAGGCCACACTACGCCTTGTAGTGCGGCCGCCAGAGCATTCACGGCGGCAGTGCGTCTTTCAACTGTGTCCCCAGCGTCGCCTTTTAGCGCATCCTCACATGTCGTTACGTCACCTTCTTTCTCGACTGTCGCGCACAATACCCTGAGAGATACCAGAACCCCGAGTAGGTCGTATATACTGAAATAGCGCGCCTTGAGCGCAGGATTTTTTCCGATGTCTTCGTGTAGTCGGAAGGCATGAGTGAAATGGGGAAGACCTGCATACTGTTCACTGAAATCATGTATGTCTTTTAGCTTACCTATGAAGAATGTGTATTCCGGGTTCTTCTCAACCAGCCTGTCGTAGTCAAACGTGACACCCTTTCCGTTAAAGATAGCCATATTGCCAATATGCAGGTCATCAATGACGAAGTTTCTTTCGATACAGAGTCCCCTCAATATGTCAAGCATAGCTTTGACGCCTTCTGCCAGACCCGCATCGGCTACTGTTTTGTCGAACTTGCGTATCAGAAGGCATGGGATTTCAGGTCCAAACTCACCTACTATGCTTTTCACTACTGATTTTTCCTTGAAGGTACCGAGGTTAACGTCAATTTTCTGTAACCGCTTCTGCCCGGGAGCGCGATCCCACCTCAGTCCCTTCGCAGCAAGCTTCAGTTGAATGCTGTCGGCATCGTACGCTGAAATGTATGTAAGTGCGTATGGCGCGTAGTTGGCGTCCTTTTTTACGATGTCCTGCTTTTGTATTGCCCCTGGATGGCCTATGTACACAACAATCTTG